ATCATCTGCATTTGGGCTAAATCCAAAATATTCTTCACAATACTCAGGACAGTCAAAATATTGTTGAACCATTTCTATGAAGTTAATCATTTCTCTTTTATCATGAATGATATTGAGATATTCTATTGGTTCATACGCATCGCAATTAGCAACATAATTTACGGGAATTTTAGTAGATGAATCTTCAAGATTTGTTCTTAATAAACAATAATTAAATGGATGACCTGTTTCACAATACTTGCATTTATAACAATTATGTTCAACTTCATTATAATTGTGTACCCCTGTGTCTACAAATTTAACATAGCTATCATTATCACCAGAAATACAACGATGTGCTAATCTAAATGAACCATCATCATTTTTTACTATATCTTTGTATTTGTTTAACAGAAAAGATATATTATTTTGTCTTGTCGAATTCATACATCTTCATCCTCTTTGTGTAACCCAATCAATTCTTCAAACATATGTAGTCCACCACATGCTGCATTAATAGCATCGTTTCCTTCATTTTCAGCAATATCATAAAAAACATTTCTAACAGCTATACCACTGTTATAATAAAACTTAGGATTATGTTCATATGTTTTAACTCGACTTAATACCTCATCAAACGGAATATCAAAATTTGTGTTAGGCTTATCAGACATAATCCTGTCTATTTCTCTACACATTTGTTTGTATGAAATTTCTGGACAACCCATAATATCGTTTCTCCCTTCCATGAAATGAAAATTTTTTCTTTTATATTAATATAGATAAATATAAATCTGACATC